TCAGCTTTCAATGCACGGCTTTGAGCAGTTACAGTAACTTTCTCAATAGAGAAAGCCATCTGACCAAATGCTGTGTTGCCGTCAGAACCAAGGTATTCAGCAGTAGCTGTTGGTAGGCCAATACCAGTTGTGTAGGTGTTAGCAGCCAAAGTTGCGGAAACAACAGGGTTTGTACCTTGGTCAGTAGAAGTTGTACCGGCGAAACCATATGGGTTACCAGCAGAACCTTTACCGGAGAACATTGTGTTCGCCTCGTTGTAGAATGCCTCGTCACCAGCTTGATTGATATACTTAGCACGCATTGCAAAAATCAAACCAGTAGGACCAGTCATTGGCTGAACGCCAGCAACGTCATAAGCGATAAGATTTGGGAGAGCACGGCGAACCAAAGAAATCAAGATTGGGTCAAAGTTTTGAACACCACCAGTTACGTTTGTAGGACCTGGATCAGCTTCGTTCAAAGCAATACGGTCTTGACGCATAGCTTGTTGTTGGTTTTCCAAAACAAGTGCTGTAACAGCTTTCTTGTATGGGTCTTTGATGGCTTCTAATTCTGGATGTTCCAGAACAGGTTGCCATTTCTTTTGTAGTTCTTCTGTCAAATACATTTTTTATTCCTTTTTGTTGTATTTTACTTCATAGTTTGTGAAATGGTTTTTGCATAGATATTAATAGAAGGATCATCAGAGATTACTTTCTCTTTCTTTTCTTCTTCAACCAATACCTCATCTAAAGCAGATGAATCAGCAACCTTAACATCAGACTTGAAATATGATTCTTTCAATGTTGATAGTTTGGTAGCAAATTCTTCATCAGTATTAAACTCCACACCTTCTGCAAGTGATTTCAGTTTTTCTACTTGAGTCTGCGTAAGGCCTTCACAAGCTGCGTAAATAGCCTCAAACTTTTTGTGCTCATTGAGTTCTTTTTTCATCTCAATAGCAGATTTGATTTGTTCGTTGTAAGCTTCTTCAAGTTCTTCAACTTTAGAAGTAAGTTCTTCAACAACATCTACCTTGTCGGCAGGAATGTCAATGTAATGTTCTTCAAACAAACCTTTTAATCCTGTAATGAAATCTTCAACGATTTCGGCACGGAGACCTTTTTCGATTGCGATTTCGTTGTCTTTGACCCATTCTTCAACCATGTAGTTGAGGTAGTCATCAACCTTAGCAGCCAAATCTTCTTTAACTTCTTCAATGGCGGCTTCAAACTGATCCATCAATTCAGCTTCGGCTTCAGCAATAACTTCTTCAGCACGAGCAATAACGGCGGCTTCAAAAATGGTAGTTGCTTTAGAAACAAATTCTTCGGAGAGATTTTCGCCTGTGAACAGAGCGTCCATATCTTCTTTCATTTTTTCTTTCATCTTCATTTTTTTCATCATTGCCTTATCTTCTTTTTCATCATCGTGCATTTTTTCAGCAATGACTTCTTCTTCGTCATCTTCGGTTTCTTCATATTGTTGAACACCCACAGAACCTTTGTTTAAAGGCATTTGGTTTTTACCAGTTTTACCTTCAGGTTGTTCAATTGCAACACCGTCAGATTCTTGTGGTTGACCTTTGAGTTTCTTCATTGGCTCAGAACCAACAGGAGGTTTTGCACCTGGAGGAGTTGCTGTTGGTGTGCCTTTTGTGTAGTCGGGATTAGCATCGGTTGTTTTGAGTGGCGTGTGACCAACATCTTCTTCACCGGTGCCATACGCTACATCACCGTGTAGTCTGGCTGGTTTATCTTGGCCACTTTGTTTACCAGAAACATTACCCGAAAGAATGTCTTTAGCGGCTTCGGACAGATTAAATTTTCCCATTTTAAAAATCTCCTTGATTTATATTGGATATTTATATTTAAAGTTTTTTGACGAGTGATTCCCAAATGCGTAGGCTTACTTTCTCTATATCCGCCTTAGAAGCTTCTTGAATCACCTTCTTTGCTTGAGTATATTGTTGTTCAGTCCATACACCATTTATCATCACCCATTCTTTGCCTTCCATGATACCTTGAACGAAAGCATTTGGAGCAGAAGGATCTGCTACAATATCCGCCGCTGTGGCTAGATGAAAATCATCTTGAACTACGTTAACACCATTAACAGATTTAAGAGAACCCATACCACGAGAGGACACACCAATTTGTGCACCACCTTCGATAAGACTCTTAACTATGTTACCCATAGGTGTGTCAAGAATTTTTGCTTTGCCTATCCAATCGTTACCTTCTTGACGGAGACCCACAACCATGTGTGAAACTCTGTCGAGATTGATAGATGGAGTGTCTGGATGACCCAGCTCACCAAAGGCACGGTTTTTATTAATATATTGTTCTGTGTATCTTTGCACTTCTTTGGCCATGGTCTCTTTGAGATATTTACGGCCATTGCGGTTAACCACTTCTGCTTGAAGAAATGGACCTTCGATGAACAAAGTTTTCTTGCCGTCTTTTTCTTCAGCAAGATATTGTAATGATTCGGTGACTTCTGTTATTAACTTCATTGTAGCCCCATTGCTTTTCGTTTTCTTAATGTCATCGTTCTTTTTCGTAATGCTTGTCTTAATTTAGAACGCCTTTTAAACTTAGAACGCCGTGCCGCCATTTTACGGCGTCTACGCTCTTGTGGTAACATTCTTACGAGCTTGCCACCACGAATTGTGAAACCTGGTACGGCCGACTTCTTAACTCTCCGTTGAACTTTTCCTGCACGAAACCTTACACGAATAAGTTTAGTTCTTCCCATCTTTTGCACATTGGCTTCAGATAGTTCTTCTTCTTCAACTTCAAAATCATCATACATTTCAGCTGCCAAACGCAATTTGACTTGGTTAACTTTCTCATTAACCAAATCTTGTATGCGTTGATTCAAAACTTCTTTTGCTTCAACTATTTTATCCTGTAATAGTTTAGAAACAAAATCTTTCATTACGGTGTTATACCATAAGGAGGATAGTTAAATGCAGCAGGATCAGTAAACTGGCCAGAACTATAGAATTGATTGTTTTTATGTAACTCAATAATTAATGTGTAAGCAGCATTAGCGGTTGTACCAACAGTAACAATAGAAACATTACCTGTAGGACCAACAGCATTGTTTGTTATTGCAGGCAATTGATATTGTGGATTTGTATCACCAGCACCAACACCTAATGCATAAATTGTGGCATCACTAGTTGTGCCTTGCCATTTTAATTGTAGGTGACCAACTTCTGCATCAACATTATAAATTACACGAGAAATTGTAAATGCAGAGTTAGCAAAACCAGTAGCCGTTGTATTGCCTGTTTGATATAAAGCTCCGTTAGCATTCAAAGCACCAGATAAAGACCGTGGGTCAATAATAACTGTTAAGTTTTCATTACCGCCAGCGGCATCAAAAATACCAACCCGTTTAATTACGGTGCGTTTTGTTGTATCGACTAAAATTTGTGTGCTATTTGATGTTGCCATTTTTTATTCCTGTTTGGTTATTCTTCTGTTTCTTCGTCCATGCTGCCCGTTGAGGACCATTGCATGCCGGTATATGGAACGGTTACATATTTATTAATCTTATCCACATAGTAAAGAGCCACTCTCTGATTACCAGGAAACTGGCGAATTGATTTGCGTTTCATAATCAAAACAGCAGGAGGATCCATAGGCATACCATGGTCTTCTTTTTCATTCAAAGAGCGTAGTTCTTTAAGTGTTTTCACCCGAATTATCCTCTGGTTGTGTTTCTTCTTCTTCTTGAGCAAACATATTCTGTGCTACTGCTTGTTTAGCTGCACCTAAATGGTTCATTACACGGTCATGAATATCAGCGTATAATGCATCACGCATTTCTTTAGCATTATCTTGTGCTGCGTAGTCTATAATTTGTCTTGTATCTGCCATTTTATCTCCAATTTAAATATTTATAATATCTGTTTCAATTTAACAAATGTACCAGGTGACTTTTCTTCTTGTGTCTGATTCTGTTGTGCTTCTCTTTTTTGCAATTCCATTTGGTGCTCTGCATCAATTGGATTCATTGGTTGATTTGGTACTTGTGCCATCATTTGTTGTTGTGCCACATCATTCATAACACCAACTGGTAAACCCATACCAATTTCTTTTTCTTCATCAATCTCACCTTGCATTTCTTTAATTTGGTCATCTGTCAATCGTAATACATTGCGTTGAATCCATGCTTGTGAGAAATAACGACCTGTGTATGGATCTACAGCTGATAAGAGAGATAATCTTTCTCTTATCAATTCAGCATCTTTGAGTTCACTAAAGTTATTGTCTTTAATAAAATCATAATAAATATGTTCTTTAAACTGATCCCATTCGTCAGCGGTACAGATACCTTTTAATACACATTGCACACGGAGTGCCTGATTAAAGATATCAGAAAACTTGTTACGCAATCGGTCAACAAACTTTGCAAACTTTAATTCGTCACGAGTCACTTCTGCAACACGACCAATAGAGAAACCTTGATTTGGTTCTAATCGTGAAATAGGTACACTTAATGAATTATATAATTTCTTTTGAAAGTATTTGACATCTTCCAATTCACCTAAGTTTTGACCACCAGGTAATGTAGTAATCTCTGTGCCTTTACCGCCTTCACGGCGAGGCAACCAAAAATCTTCCATCATAGATAAGAATTTACGGTCATCACGGACTTCACCAGTCTGTGCATCATAGACCAACTTGTTTTTATACTTGACCATAATATCACGCAGATATTGTTCGGCCTTTAATTTAGGTAAATTACCTACGTCAATATAAAATATGCGGCGCTCAGGTGCTCGTGAGATACGATAGATAACTGTAGCATCTTCAATCATTCTTAATTGATTAAGTGGTTTGATTGCCTTGTGTAGGTAAGATAACACCACAGCACGGCGAGAATCCATCAAGCCAGATACAACCGAAACAATAGAATCTAGTGTAATACGAACACCAACAGGACCATAATTAGAAGAAGAACCAGATACTACTTTATCATTGTAGATATAATATTCATTATATACATCTATAATTTCTGCGCCTGTTCTTTCATCTTTTTTCTTTTTAATCTCACGCACTTTACGAAGTTTGCGTGGATCAATATATCGTAATTCTTTAATACCAGCAATTGGATTTTCTTTATCTATAAGCACATTATAATATAACCTGCCGTCAATATAATAACGGCGGAAAATATCTTGAGCCATATGCTTATAATTAAGTAAACGCAATATGGTATGAAACTCATCTTTGATTGCTTTTTTAATTTTTTCTGGTTGGTCTAAATCATCCAACACAATCTCAATAATTTTACCATCATCATCTTGCACAATGGCTTCATTCATAATATCATCAATCGCCGATTCAATCTCTGGTTGCATAGCCATCTCACGATAACGAGAGATAAGTTCTACTTCATTTTTTGCCGTGCCATCTAGGTCAACATATGTACCATAATATGCTGCCGAGGAAATAGTTAATGCGCCATCTTCATTATTTGGTGGCGTAAAAGATGGTTGTGAAGCTTGCTCTTCCTCGTTTTTTCTACGAGAAATCTCAAAACCAAAGAGAGAGAATTTATTAGTGGCTGCCATATTTTGTAATTTCCAATTCAATTAAACATAAATGAGGGACCGAAGTCCCTCAAACAAAAACATATTAGGTAGTTGTATTTGATTCCCAATATTGGAAGGCAAATGTTGCTGAATATTCTTCAATTACATCATTTGAACCCCAATCTAAATCAATTGGTGCTACATCAAGTGGGAATACACCTACAAACTTATAAGATTTCAATTCGTTACCAGCTTTGCCGTATTGCGTTACAACTGCATCAACGGTATAACCAGTTGGATTAACCGCTCCAGTATTACGCACATTGGTAGTATGACTGTTGATTGCGTTCATCCATGATTCGAGAGAGTTACGAACTACAAAGTCCTCGTCATTGATAATCTGTAATGTCCAGTCTGTGAAGGTACGATTACCAGCAAACTTCAGTTCACGGCCAAAGTAAAACACAGGCACAGTACCTACAGTAGAACCTGGTAACTGTGCTGATTTTGCCATGAATGTTGTTTTCTGTGCAGCGGCTGAGCTGTTGGTTGCGACTGTTGGGAATATTAAAGAGACCTGAAATAGATTTGGACGGGCACCGTCACCAATCATATTTGCTCTAAATTCTGCTACATTGAATGCCATTTGTTTTCTCCTATATCGTGGTTATTTATTAAGCTGCACCAACGATTGTTGTGAAGTCAACGCCAGTCGCAACTGCAACAAAATTCAATTGGATGAAGTTGATAGAACGAGCAGGCTTGATGTAGATGTCACCAACAAACTGATTAGAATCAATAACTTGTGGTGTATTATTTGTTGTATCACAAACAACACGGAAGTCATAGATACCACGGCGACCTTGAACATCTCGTAAAAACGGAGTTATCAATGCTACAAACTGAGCACGAGTGAACTCATCATTAAATTCAAACAACGAAAACTGAGCAGCCTGAGAAATTGATTTTTCAAGAACAATAAACAATCTACGGACATTGATACGGTCAAATGCAGATGGTTTGTTTTGTAAAGTCTTGTCGCCAAATAGAACAATGCCTTGACCTGGAAACGACACAACTGGATTTATGCCTGCTGCATACATTACATCTCGTTGAGTTTTGTTTGGATTAAATGCCAACTTAATAGCATTTTTAATTTGGCCACGGTTAAATCCAGCTGGTGAAAACCATGGATCACGAACTGTATCAGTATTAACACACAGACCAGCCACATCACCGTTTAATGGAATGTAACGATATGCGTTATTGTATTTGTCGTACATATATTTATAACCAGAGTCAGCGACAACATAAGAACTAGTACGAGCCAAACTTGCTAACCAAGCTTGAAGGCCTGCTGTTGGTGTTGTGCTAATATTATCAATTGCTGTTCGAGGAGGCGAAATAAATGCCACACAATCTTTGCGTGAATTAACAATATTATCAATTACATATTGTTGAACTATTGTATTTGCATTGCCAGTTAATACTAATGAAATATCAATTTCTTCTTTGTTTGCAAATAAATCATATGCAGTTTGAATGTTACCATTAGTTGGAGTAAACTCTGAACCACCAGCCAAAGTAATTGTTGGATTAGTTGTCAATACGGCAAAGTTTGTATTGGCAGCTGTATTATCCCAAGTAGAATTTGTTGTTGCATAGTTTACTGGATCAGTTGCATAGACGTATTGTGAGTTATTAAAAATAACTTGTTTATAAAAGTTTGATTCACCATTAATGCTTGGATCAGACGCTTTAGATAAAAATGGATAAACTTCTAATACTGTACCTTGTTGACCAGTAAATTTACCACCAGCATCAATAACAACAATATGAATTTCATCATTTGCACCACCAACGGCTGATGCATAAGCTGAAGTACCAGGAGCAGAAGTGAAATAAGAACTATATGACCAGCTACTAAACAAACTCGTATTGGCACAAACAGCTACCGATAAAGAGTTTCCAAGTACACCTGGATATCTGGCCATAAATGCACCAAAGAGATTGTTGTTATCTGTATTTAAATAGAGATATTCA